CCTTTAGTGTTAAATGCAACAGCAATCCTATAATTGCGTTTAACGGCGACTTGTAGACACTTCCTGCTTTGTTTACTAAACATTGATCCGCTAAATGTTAAATCATAGTTGTTAAGCTTATTTTTACGGATTCGACTAATGATTTTTGAGTAGTCATAGAATTGGCTTAATGGTCTAGCTGAAATGATATCGCTAAAATCACAGTCGCTTGTGCCGTTCAATCTGAATAATGCAGGCATACCAGTTTTTAAAGCTTTTCTCTCTGCTTTGTCAATTTCCGCAAGAATTTGACGTTTAAACCATGCTGGGCGTAATAACATCAATACAGTGCGCTTTGTTGCTGCTTTTTGTCCTGTAGACATACCCAGCTGTCCGCTACTGATTAAACAATCCTTTTTACATCCGGCTTTATCAGCAAAAACGCATAGAGTCTTTATTGCGACTTTATCGGCTGGTTGCAGGTACATTATATAGGTGTCAAATTTATCGGAACCTTTTTCGACTTTGTTCGAGCTACCAAACAATTTCATTGGTTTATTCAGATAATCTAAATTATCTATACACCATTTTTTCGCCGCGCTATTCAATTCCAAACTGGAATATATCTCTTTTTCGGTGATCATGTTACTTTCCTTTTATATAGTTAATCACAATTTAAGGCACTCGCTAGAATGCCTTATCAGTGATTACTCTACATTGCTCCATCATTATCAATAAGCGCTTGTCTAGGATCATAGAACCTATCGTCAATATCCCATTGTCCGGTCTCAAACCAATTTTCCACCATATCCTCCCCACCGAATAACTTTAGTGCCAAAGTTATAGCACCGAAAGCATGAGTTGAACAAGCAAACTCACTAGGTAAATCATTGGCTAAATGATGTATAGACCATGTTGAATCTCGCTTTTCTTCGTCGTCAATAACCGACGCTAAATTGCATTCTTCCAAAGCTATTTGTAAATTTCTGATTATATTTGTTCTTACATTTCTCATTGGTACTTCCTCTTATTTAAGTGAATCACAATCGAAAGCATTCGTGAAAATGCCTTCTATGTGATTACTTTCTATATGGCAGCAATACTAATATAGCTAATGTGCCAAACATAACTATAACGCCTAATACTGCCAATATAGGATAACCTAATAATTGCAAATATATGGTTAAAACGCCAAGTGCTACCGACGCGAACATTGCCACAATTCCTAATATGATATTCATTATATTTTTCCTAATTGTCTAAGTGCTTGATGTACTGCTTGACAAGTCTCACAAGTGTTCATTTCTAATTCATCCGAATAAACTAATTCTTGATGCGGTAAATCGTCGGACAGTACAGTGTTAGCTGGCCTGTGGCTAGTCGTTACTGTGTTAGCGCCTAGTACCTCATTGCCGCAATTGTCGCATGTTTCCAGTACAAACCATTTGTGCGTCTTTTCGTGATAATACTCCATGCTGCTTCTCCTTTCCGTTAATCCGTTTAAACCATAGGTTTTATACCAATTGCTGGCGCATATCACAAGCAAACTATGTAATATTTTTGTGAGTGATAGTTGGTCATAACTATATTGTATTATGGTTTCCTATGTACCCTTTACCTTCCTCACCCCATGCAATTTCCATGCCAACATGGGAACCTTTGCAAGAACCGTGCCAACTTTAGCAACTGGGGAATTCCATGCAAGAACCATGCCAACTCTGGACTCCATGCAATACTCGTGCCAACTTTGGAGCCTATGCAAGAATCATGCCAACTTTGGAAGCGGGGTCTTTTTTTAGACGCGGGGAGGGTCTGGGCCTTCGGTTATTATTAATAGTACCTACCCAAGTACAAAAAAGGGTCAAAACTACTAATAATGTCTTAATTTAAATAAAGTTTAACGTATTGTTTCAAAAGGAAAATAAGCGCATTCCAGTTGACAACAAAAGGGAATAGTAAATATTCTTAAGATTACTCTTGACTTTAGCTTGAAAATATGTTATAATACTAATGTATCTTTAGTTATTAATAAAGAATATACTAAAGGTTCCCTTTGTAATCTCAGGTATACAAGAGGTAATTACTATGTCATCTCAAGAAGAACCCAAAGCTAAGATAGGAAGACCTAAGAAGTCTTTAGTCAAAAGCAAGAAAAGGGGGGGAAGGGGTGTCGTTGGGCGGCCCAAAGGGGACGCTGCTATAATAAATGAATACAAAGCAAGAATGTTGTCAAGCCCCAAGTCCCAAAAGGTTCTTGACAGTATTATGAATGCTGCTTTAAACGATGATCATAAGAATCAAGCTGCTGCTTGGAAACTTCTAATGGATCGTATGCTACCCATTAGTTATTTTGAGAAAGATAAGCTAAATAGTGGAAGGAGTAGCATATCCATTAGTATTACTGGTGTAGGAGAGACTAAGATTACTGAAGAGTCCTCCGAACCGTTAGAAGGAGAGTTTGAATCTGATGAATAGTTTTAAGTTTTTTAATGTCTCAGAGTTTGCCTGTAAAGAAACTGGTGATAATGAGATTAATTCTGGGTTCATACATCGTTTAGACGAATTAAGGGAGAACTGTGGTTTTCCCTTTACCATTACAAGCGGCTACAGGTCAAAACAGCACTCCGCTGAAATCAATAAAAAAACAATAGGTCAGCACGTTTTAGGCGTGGCTGCGGATATTGCTGTGGGCGATGGAATAGAAAGAAGAATATTAGTTGAGGAAGCCCTTAAGATGGGATTTACTGGAGTTGGGGTGGCTAAGTCCTTTGTCCATGTGGACGATAGGGTGACTACACCTGTTATGTGGACTTATTAATGTTCGCGGAACTTAACATACAATTATTGCCGTGGCAGCAGGAAGTCTGGGAAGACCCAACAAGATTTAAGATTGTTGCTGCTGGCAGACGTACAGGGAAATCAAGACTGGCAGCTTGGTTATTAATTGTCAATGCTTTACAGACGGAAAGAGGTACAGTATTTTATGTGGCTCCAACGCAGGGCCAAGCCAGAGACATTATGTGGGAAACTATACTGGAGTTAGGCCATCCAGTTATAGCTTCCAGCCATATTAATAATCTACAAATAAAGCTTGTTAATGGAGCTACAATCTCTTTGAAAGGAGGAGACAGGCCGGAAACTATGCGGGGTGTATCTTTAAAGTTTTTAGTCTTGGATGAATATGCGGACATAAAGCCGGAAGTTTGGGAGCAGATATTGAGACCTGCTTTGGCTGACCAGAAGGGACATGCGTTATTTATAGGTACGCCAATGGGGCGTAACCATTTTTATGATTTATATAAATACGGGGAATTAAGCGACGATGAAACCTATAAGTCTTGGCACTTCACTAGTTATGACAATCCTCTGCTGGATAAAGAAGAGATTGATACAGCTAAAAAGTCAATGTCAAGCTATGCGTTTAGACAAGAGTTTATGGCTTCCTTTGAGGCTATGGGATCAGAAATGTTTAAGGAGGACTGGGTACACTTTTCGGAAAATAAGCCAGAGGACTATGATTGTTATATAGCTGTGGATTTAGCTGGGTTTCAGGATGTGTCAAAAAAGAAATCTAAAAATACTAGATTAGACAATACAGCCATAGCGGTTGTTTTTGTCAACGAAGACCCACAATGGTACGTTGAGAATATTATATACGGAAGATGGACGCTGGAGGAAACAGCCCAAAAGATATTTCAGGCGGTTCGGGACTATAAGCCCATAAGCGTAGGAATAGAAAGAGGGATTGCTAAACAGGCAGTAATGTCTCCGCTAATGGACATGATGAAGCGTTCCGGATTCTTTTTTAGGGTTGAAGAGCTTACGCACGGAAACCAGAAGAAGACGGATAGAATTATGTGGGCTTTACAGGGAAGGTTTGAAAATGGAATAATAAAATTAAGTAAAGGTTCTTGGAACAGTCGGTTTTTGGATGAGTTGTTTCAGTTCCCTGACGTTTTAACACATGACGATCTGGTGGATGCTTTGGCTTATATAGATCAGCTAGCTAAGGTTTCTTACAATACTGGTTTATTGGACGAGTACAATGACTTTGAGATACTGGACGCGGTGTCCGGATACTAAACAGGAAAATAATTAATGGAAGATCATAACGAAAGTAATAGTCCTTTAATGATTAAGGAAGATTTAGAGGACTGGGTGATAACTAAGTGTGACTCGTGGAGAGACCATTTTGAGGCTAACTACAGCGAAAGGTTTGATGAATACTATAGACTTTGGCGGGGTATTTGGGCGCAGGAGGATTCCACAAGAGAATCCGAAAGGTCTAAGATAATAAGCCCTGCCTTACAACAGGCCGTTGAAAGCTCAGTTGCGGAAATAGAAGAGGCAACTTTCGGGAGAGGTAAGTTTTTTGATATAGTGGACGATGCTGAAGATCCTGAGAAAGCAGATATAGTCCTCCTTAGGAACGCACTACACACTACTTTTCAAAAAACAAAGGTTAGGAAGGCCGTTGCGGAATGTTTAATAAATTCGGCAGTCTTTGGAACGGGCATAGCTGAGGTTGTTTTAGGGGAAGAAAAGGAGATGGTTCCGGCTACCCAACCAATTATGGGAGGAGATTTAAGGGCGGTTGGCGTTAATATGACCGACAAAATAGTCTGCAAACTAAGGCCAGTAATGCCACAGAATTTTCTTATTGATCCAGTAGCCACTAATGTGGACGATGCTTTAGGTGTGGCTGTAGATGAGTTTATTTCCAGACATGTGGTTGAACAGTTACAGGAGTCCGGCGTATACAAAGACGTTTATGTAGGGTCAGCAGCTCCAGATTTTGATGTGGAGCCAGATCAAGACTTAACAACTTATTCAGACGATAAGGTTAGAATTACGAAGTATTACGGCCTAGTTCCAAGATATTTGCTGGAAGAGGCACAGGACTCTATGCTTAATTCGGAGGACGGCGAGGAGGAGGAAGAAGAGGAAGAAATAATCCTTTCCGAAGACGGCACAAAGATGGAAAACAAAGGATCGGATAGTTTTTATGTGGAGGCTGTTGTTGTCATAGCTAACGGCGGTGTTCTGCTTAAAGCTGAAGAAAACCCCTATATGATGCAGGACAGGCCAATAATTGCTTTTCCTTGGGACGTAGTACCCTCAAGATTTTGGGGTAGAGGGGTATGTGAGAAAGGATATAATAGCCAGAAAGCACTTGATGCTGAAATAAGAGCTAGAATAGATGCTCTTGCTTTAACGGTTCACCCAATGCTGGCAATGGATGCGTCTAGGATGCCAAGAGGCTCCAGACCGGAAGTAAGGGCGGGCAAGATAATACTGACAAATGGCGCACCCTCAGAAATTCTACAGCCTTTTAATTTTGGGCAAGTCAGTCAAATAACTTTTGCACAAGCAGATGCGCTTCAGAAGATGGTTCAAACAGCCACAGGAGCTATAGATTCCGCTGGAATAGCTGGAAGCATAAACGGGGAAGCAACAGCCGCTGGAATAAGCATGTCTTTAGGAGCTATAATTAAAAGACACAAAAGAACTCTTATAAATTTCCAAGAATCTTTTTTAATACCCTTTGTTACTAAAGCTGCTCATCGCTATATGCAGTTTGATCCGGAACATTATCCGGTAGCGGATTATAAGTTTAATGCTACATCAACTTTAGGCATAATGGCTAGAGAATACGAAGTAACACAGTTAGTACAGCTTCTGCAAACAATGAAAGCAGAATCACCTTTGTATAATTCCCTAATACAGGCTATTATAGAAAACATGAACCTGTCAAACAGGGAAGAGCTAATACAGACTCTTCAGCAAGCTTCTCAGCCTTCTCCGGAAGAACAACAAGCTGCTCAAGCAACGCAACAAGCGCAGATAGCTTTTCAGCAATCACAAACAGCGGCATTGTCCGGACAGGCCCAAGAGTCACAGGCAAGGGCGCAGAAACTGGCTGTGGAAACACAAGTCATACCGAATGAGCTTGAACTTGAAAAACTTAAAATTGCATCGACTAATCTACAAAAAGGAAACCAAGATGATAAAGAGTTTGAAAGAAGAGTTAAGGTTGCAGATATGCTTTTAAAGGAAAAAAGCCTTAAGTTGAAACTAGAGAAAGAAAAAGCTTGACTTTTTAATAATAGTATGTTATAATGTATATTATAATGTATGTATAACATAAAATAAATTCCTGTCCCTTAAAGGAGAAACAGATGACGGAAGATAAGAAATTTGAAGAATATGTTAGAAGCCTCAGAGAAATGTTTAGAAGTTCAGGTTGGGAAGCTTTACTAAACGACTTGAAACAAAATGCAGTAGGAATAAATTCCGTTGAGGCAACTAAAGATTCTGAATCCTTATATTTTAGAAAAGGACAATTAAATATCTTAGCTCACATAATAAATCTTGAAGCACAGATAGATGCTGTGGAAGAGCAAAGAAACAACGCGGAAGAAGAAGAGGAAGAGGGATCAGAAGCTACATAGTGAGAATCCTTCTTGATTTTAAATGTTCAGATAACCACATAACGGAAAGCCTTGTAGCTTCCGAAGTGTCTGAACATACCTGCAAGACCTGCGGAAAACCAGCAAAACGAATCATATCTCCTGTTCGTTTCTATATTGACCCCCTCAGTGGGGACTCTGTAGGGGCCACAAGAAAGTGGGCAAAACAGCGCCAACAGAAGATTGAAAAAGAAAGAAAGGCAAGTTACAGCCAGTAACCCTTTTTATAATGGAATACTCCATAATACTTTAGTACGGAGATTTAATAATGGCTATACTCTTAGATGAGCGTCTGGACGAAGAAAAAACCGACACCAAAAAAAAAGAAGAGAACACCCCTGATCCTCTAGAACAGGAAATTCAGGCTGAAGAACAACAGGAACAACAGGAAGAAGTAGTTCCGGACAAGTACAAAGGCAAAACAGCCGATGAGCTTGTTAGAATGCACCAAGAGGCTGAAAAGCTTTTAGGAAGGCAGAGTTCTGAGGTGGGTGAACTTAGAAAAGTCGTAGATACTTATATACAGACACAACTTTCTGAACAACAAGAGTCAACAAAGAAACAAAACGAAAACGAAACTGTTGAAGAAATAGATTTTTTCTCTGACCCAGAACGTGCCGTTAAACAGGCTATAGATAGACATCCCAAGATTAGAGAAGCCGAAGCAGTAAATGCTGAATATAGAAAAAGCACCACTCTTTCTAAGTTACAGGCAGCTCATCCGGACATGTCCGATATTCTAAATGACGGTAAGTTTGGAGAATGGATAAAAGCCTCCAAAATAAGAACACAGCTATTTGTACAGGCTGATAAACAATATGATTACGACGCGGCTGAAGAGTTATTTAATCTTTGGAAAGACCGTAGACAAATTGTGGCTCAGACAGCTCAAGTTGAAAAACAAGGCAGAAAACAAGCTGTGAAGAAAGCCTCTACGGGGGCAGGTTCCGGAGGGGGCGCTCAAAAAGGGTCTAGAAAAATCTATCGAAGAGCAGACATTATTAAACTCATGGAAACTGATCCAGATAGGTATCAATCTTTGTCCGACGAAATTTTTAAAGCTTACAAAGAGAAACGGGTCAGATAGTTATTATAAGGAATAATTACTATGGCTAACTCAGTCTATCCCGCCACAGGCGGTTTTACAACTAACACGGAAGCTGCGACTTTCATTCCTGAAATATGGAGTGATGAGATCGTTGCGGCTTATAAAACTAACCTTGTCCTTGCGAATCTTGTTAAAAAGATGTCCATGAAGGGCAAAAAAGGCGACACGATTCATGTCCCCAAACCGACTCGCGGAGAAGCCATTGCTAAAGCGGCGCGAACTGCGGTAACGGTACAGGGTGATGTGGAAACGGAAGTTGCCATCTCAATCGATAAGCACTACGAGTATTCTCGCCTTATCGAAGACATCACGGAAGCCCAAGCTTTGGCTACTCTTCGTCAGTTCTACACTGGTGATGCTGGCTATGCGCTTGCAAAGCAAGTTGACACAGATCTCTTTACTTTAGGTAAAGCCTTTGGTAATGGGGACGGTTCCGATTGGACAAACAATGCTACTTGGATTGTTACTTCAGCAGGAACTGGTGTTTCCGCTTATGGCGGAGCTGGGACTGTTAATGCATTTACGGATGCGGGCTTCAGGTCTTTGATTCAAAAGATGGATGATGCCGATGTTCCTATGGACAATCGTTCATTCGTAGTCCCCCCGTCCCTTAGAAATGCTATTATGGGCATTGATCGTTACGTTTCCTCTGACTTTGTTGATGGTCGGGGCGTTTCTAACGGTCTTATTGGTAACTTATACGGAATTGACGTATTTGTAACCAGTAACTGTCCTCTGCTTTATAGCACGACTGTTAAGGGTGCTTTCTTAGTGCATAAGGACACTATGGTTCTTGCGGAACAGCAGGGAATTAGGTCGCAAACTCAGTATAAGCAAGAGTTCTTAGGAACCCTGTTTACTGCTGACACACTTTACGGCGTAAAGACTCTTCGTCCTGAGTCCGGTATCGTATTGGCTGTTGCTGCTTAATAAGCCTTAAAAACTTTGTAGGGGAACGCAATTCTGCTAGTACCCTACTTGTTTTTTTTGTTTTCTTTCCACGAAACGGAGCAGGGATTCTTAAATGCCAAGCACAATTATTACAAAAAATTCAAGTACAGCAAGTTCAGTCCCATCAGCTTCAGATTTAGTACAAGGCGAACTCGCGGTCAATGTAGCCGATAAAAGGCTATTCACAGAAAATTCCTCCGGAGCTATTATTGAAATAGGCACAGCTCCAACAAGCTTGTTTATTAATGCTGCCGGGGCAACCG